GTTTTGTCCTTAACTATGTTGTATTTCTACTGATTGTTTTACTACTTCTGTAGAGCAATCTGGATTATCTTTAATAAAGTTAATTGCTGTTAGTGCCTTGTCATCACTCAATGAATCTAAGTATGCTTGATGCGGCTCTACTATTTTGTTTACTTCTTCTATGGTCATGTTATGATTGCTCCTTGTGCTATGTTTCTCCAGTCAGTGCCATCATAGTATGCAACTAGATTGTCTGTGCTGTTATACACCATCTCACCTGCTGTCATACCTGTTAATGCAAGTATTTCTGTGCTAGTATGTGACTTTAATTTGACTCTGTTCTTGAAGTCTGTGATTGCTTCGGAGTATTCAATTAATGTTGTTGATGTGGGTGTAGCATCTACAGTGACAAATTGTAACTTCTCTGATTGCTCTTCTAACTTAAATTTGTATTCTCTGTCAGTTACACTAGGTAGTCCTGTATATTCTATAGTACCTGAACTACCGTAAATACCAGTTGAGCTAGTCAATGTAGTAGGTGTGGTTAAGGCTGCATCATCATATAATCCTATGCCGTAATTTGCATACAGTGGATTGCTAATAGGAGGTCCAGTTAACACTTTTACATAATAAGTGTTACCGTTGATTTCTGTACCCAATGTGCCTGTGTAGTTGTCAAAAGTTGCTTGATCACCATCATTTAGACCTGTTAGGTCTACCTGTGTCCCAAACAATGCACCAAATATTAATGTTGGTCCAGCATTTACACTTATTGATGCGTAATAGTTGCTTGAACCACTATAGTAATTGTTTGCTACTGTTACATTAGAACCACCATCTGTGATATCATTACGGAATACACCTATTTCTAAGTCACCTACAACGCCTACTCCATCACTGCCACCGTTTGTGACACTTAATTTAGCACCTTTTGCTGCACCAGTGTTAGAGTAATTTACATTAGCCCAAGTTGTATAGTTACCTGTGTATGCATCATCAGGGTCTCTGGCTGAACCATTGTATGCTGGTGCAAATGTAATGGGTTTTGAACTATTACTACCTAATAACAGTTCACCTTCTTTGTAACTGAGGAATGTGTCTGGATTTAAACCATCTGATGTAGAACCCATATACACATTAGTATTACCTGCAACTCCACCACCCCAAGTGTCCCAATCATCTGCGGCTGCAACACTGATAAAGCCTGGAACATTATATGAACTTGGAGTTAACTGTTCACCGGTTGTACCCCAGAATGCTAATCTACCTAGTTCTTGGTTTGCTTTTGGATATGTATCAAACGCATTGTCACTTGAATTACCGTCTGCACTACTAAAGAATAGTCTAGGTCCAGCACCTGCTGTAAACACAGCACTTTCTTGTTCAGCGTTGTCTGTGTAACTTTTAAATAACATCTGCGGTTGTATATTTCTTGAGTAAGAAGTTAAACCATCCCACATCATGTTCATACCAAAGGAACTAAAGCCATCATTCTCAGCTCTGTTGGTAAGTTGAGCGTTTTCACCTATTGTTATACCCAGTGGTGCGTTTAACACTGTTGTATCATTTGTTATTGGTGTTTGTCCTAACATAAAGGCACTCAATGACATTGAGTAATCACTGGCTGTGCCTGCGGTAATTATATCGAAGTCTGTTGGCACTGGTCCTGATGCTGGATATCCAAATGGGAAGTTCCTAAATGATCTAAAGAATAAAGAACTATCACTACCGCCACCATATGCTCTCAAATCACTTAATAATTTAATAACTAAACCTGTTGTAGTGTCAACTAAACCTGCATCTAGTATTATACCATCTGTGGTGTGAGTAAATGATGTTGTTTGAACTGCTGGTTTACTCATTTCTACTGTGCTGGCACCTGAGTTAACACTTACCACATAAGCATCATCAGGGAATATGATCATATCAGTACTTCCTGGAGTACTTGCACTAGTACCATTTGCTATTACTTGTCCTACAATTATATCACTTACTGCTGCTGTTGTGCTGTCTATACCTCTTACCACACTTGTGATAGTCATAGTGGTTGAACCTGATACTACACTACCATCAATTTCATACCATTCAAATACATCTGTACCACTGTATGATATTGAAGTATTTGTTCCATCATTGAAGTTAAATACACCAAAGCCTTTACCGGCAATGTTTGCTGTTTCAGTAACTGTGCTGTTTACACCAAATTTACTTGTTACTATAGTGCCATCACTACTGTTAAATGTTAAACCACTTGCACTTTCTGATGTTATAGTGTTTACATCACTTAATGCATTGCTAAGACTAAAAGCATTACCAGTTGTTTCAAAGTTACTGTCTGGTGTTACAGTAATAGTAGTATTAGAAGTGCTACCTAAGAATATGTTACCTTCATTTAAGTTAGGTGTAGCATTTGTTCTAAATGCACCTTGAACAATGATGTGATTAGCACTTACTACTTTACCTATCTTTTGTATAAGTCCACTTTCACTTGTGGGTGCTGTTTCTGCTAAAGCACCTGCTGTTGTGCTTATAAATAAATCTGCGCCTAGTGTGTAACCATGTGAACTATCATTCATTACGCCTGATGTTACAACTTGTCCTACAGTATTGTTTGTGATGTTTTCTCTAACTATACCTAATGCTGGCATCTTAGTGGCATCATCTGCATCTGCTAATGCAACATGTGGGTTATCACCATTGTTACCACCTGTTAAATATACTGCATCACCTTTGTTTAGTGTGCTTCCAGTGTCATTGTATACATCTGTTACTACAGCACCATCTAGGTCACCTATAAGGTCACCTTCATATGCACCAATAGCGGCATTTGCTCTATCAGTGGTAAAGTATAAGTTAGTACCTTCTGCTAAATCAGTTGTGCTTGTTGGTAATGGGAAGTATGTGGTGCCATCATTACTAAATGTCCACTTGTCTGTGGTTTCATTCCATTTAATGTCTACATTGTTTCCACCTGCACCTGTTCTATCTATTATAATTTGTGCATCTTGTGCAACATTACCATAGTTAAGTGTAATACTTTGATCATTGACTAACAGGTCTTCTACATTTACATAATCAATGTTACCTTGTACTTGTAAATTACCATTTATTATTGAATCAGAATTTACTGTTAAATTACCAGATATACTAGTTGTACCGAGATGATTAACGCTAAACACTGAAGTATTTGCATTATTCATTAATCTAAAGCCACCAGTACTATCAGCCCTACCGTTTGGATCTAAATAAATGGTTGCATTTCCTCGTTGATTAAAGTCAGCGTATGTTCTAACAACTTCACCGGCACCTTCACTTGCTACTGTTTCTATTTGTAAGAACTTTGTTTCTTCGTTCATAGACTTAGAATAACCACCTTGCAAGACTAGTGGTCCACCGGATCTAATATTATGGTCAATGTTTACGCTACTTGGATTCAAGAAATTTGGATCACCTAATACAACAGTACTAACACCAGAGATACTAGCGTCTGCCCTTAGATTTATTTCCCTGCCTAGAATCTCAAAGTCACCTATTACATTTGTACCATGCACAGCCTGTAATGATACTTCCTTAAATCCAGTTAATTTGAAAAAATCGTTGTCGTTACCGTTAATAAACACATCTTCGGCACCAGATCGAGTAATATTAATATTGCCGCCTAGGTTGATATTGCCGCTGGCGTCTAATGTTGTAATACCTGGCAATGCACCTTCATAATCTAGTATGGCGGCATTTGCTTTATCTGTGGTATAGTATAAGTTAGTTGAGCCTTCAGGTAGTGCATCAGTGTTTACTGTAGCACCACTAGTGCTAAAGTATATGTTGGTTGTACCTTCTGCTAAGTCATCAGTTGTTTTACCAGTGAATATAGCACTTGAATCAATGTCAATTACACCAGTACCACTATCATATGTAATAGGTGCTGTTGCACTTAACTGACTTCTAATGTCAGATGTGCTTACGCCTGTGTATTGAATTATACCATTTGATGTTGATGTACTATCATATGCTAAGTTACCAAAGCCACTTTCGTTGCTTACTGATATTGCGGATCTAACTGCTGCATTTGATACCAGTACTGTTTCGCCAACTACTACATTACTTGTAGTACTTGCTACTGTTACTATGCTGTTGGTAGTATCAACTGTTATATTGCTAGTTGGGACGCTAACTGTTACATTTGCCATGTTAGTCTCCTTATGCTACTGTTGATACTGTTATTGTTATGTCTGCGGCTCCGCCACCACCCATGTCTACATCTAGTAGTTGGATTGTATCTCCAACATTGTATCCTGTACCTCTGGATGTGATATCTATGTTTGTTACACCACCTGTTGTTACTTGTACGCTGAATGTTGCACCAGTACCTTCTTTGTTGCTTAGTCCAGTTACTGTGTATGCACCAACTGCTCTATCTGCATCAGTTGCGGAATTATCAGTGAATGTTAACACACCACCTGTTCCTAACGGAATGTAGTTGCTGTCTAATGTTGGATCTGCTGGTGATACAGTACTGTCCCATCTTTGCATCAAACACCATCTGTGTGATTCTACAATGTCTGGTAAAGCACCGTTTGGGTTAGTCCATGTAAAGGTTACTATTGTTAGTGGTACATTTGTTCTTGCACTAGGAGTAATAGGGCCAGTGTATAGATCTGGTGGTATTTGGAAGTTGACTGTTCCTGTTGCACCATTGTTAGTTATGTTACTACCTGGTATTGTTGCACCCGGAGAACCAAAGAATCCTACAATCTTGCTCTCTGTGAAGTTGGGTAATCCAGTGTTTCTATCGTATGCTACTGCATCTACGACCAATGTTTGATATGTTGCTTCGAATGTGTATAGTGTTACATCTGTACCGAAGTCATATGTGTAATTCTTTGATGTTGATGGGAATTGTTCTTCGACAACCACATTGTCTGCACCACCTACATAACTTTTGAAATCTAATAATCTACCTGACATGTTTACTCCTGAGGGATTAGACTGTTATACTGAGGCATAACAGAATATATTTAATAATTGTATTTATCCAATTTTGTTAATTTTGTGTTTATTCACCAGCATCTGGTAATACTAATCGACCATTTGATGCCGCGGCATACTCGTCTATGTCAATTCTTACACCATCTACTACTATACAACGCTCTGATGGTCCTATATAGTTGCCATCTGCGTCATACATTCTTAATATTACCGAGTCGTATACTTCTATCATATCTATATTTCCTTATTCCGGGCGTGTAGGCCACGGTATGTTTATATCTTCAGTTATTCCAGCATAATCGAAATCTCGTAATGCTTGTCTATATGTTTGCCACTCTGCTTTTTTGGCATCACTTAGTGGTGAGTCAGCGCCTTGCGTCCAATCACATGTTGTTAGCATATTGTTTCTTTGACTCTTTATTTTGTTTGCTAAATTATCATCATATACAGGGGGAACAGGTCTAGTACTAAAAGGTGTAGTAGTTAAATCTAATTCTACATGCTTTGCATTGTACACAGAACCATTTATTTCACTTTCTAGTATGTAACTCATGTTCATACCTGTGTTTGCATTACATAACCTAGTTGCTTTTGCTTCAGTGATATTTCTTACATAATAGATATCGCCGCTAACATTGTTGTAGAACACATATTTTTGCATTAGAAGAATCCTCCGATATCTATGTAAACATCCGATTTACTTATCCGTTTGTCTAAGTTAGTTACATCAAATCCTCGCACACCACTCGGGTTAACATTTAAATCACTGTTTGCATAGTTAATCACATTCATGTAATTTGGTACATAAGCCTTGGTTGCACTTGCTGGCGGTCTACCGTAATCGTTAACTGCAATGCTAGAACCTCTAGTCTCTGATATTTCATATTTAAAGTTATCAGTTAGTGTAGGGATTGTAGGTAAGTTACCAGATATAATACCACTACCTTGTGCTATTTCGCCAATGTCTGCATTTGCATTTGCTGTATATTTGCCTGTACTAGGATCAACATCAAATTCCTTGTAGTAGATTTCTCTGGCTGGTTTGTATGCTATTTCGTTAGTGTTTAGTCCATTGAGTGCACCATATGGTACTACACTATTAACAGCACTGAATTCTCCATAGTCGATAGCACCTAAGTCTACTATGTCGATGGGTGCTACAATACTTGCATTTGAACCTATAGGAGCACTTACTACCGCGGCATTTGCCACTGAGTTATTTGATACATCTTCTTCATACTGTAATCCAGCCTGTACATTACCTAAGTCAGCTCTACTGATAGCACCTCTGTTATTTAATGCTATGTTTGCTGTATTTGCCACTATTGATCTGTTGTCAAATGTACCACCGAACTCTAATCTTAATTCTGCTAACAGTTCATCTGTTAATGGACCTGCTGGGAATGCCGGGTCTTTGGGCACTGGTTTAGGTTGTGGCAATGACACATTAACTGTTTCGCCAGGTGTAAAGGTTGCACCGGTTGTTGGGAATATAGTAGCCATTTCAGGCTCAATGCTTGTTGAACCACCCATTACATTAATGTTTGCTATAATCTTATCGATATCTGGTATAGGCGGTATAGTAATAGGGAAGTTGATACTTGGTATATCAGGACCACCTGCTCCTGGACCGTATATAACATTACCAATGTCCACATTACTTGTGATATTACCTGTTGGAGGATCTACAATGTTTGCTACATTACTTAGAGGATCATCCACAATTGTTATATTACCAATAATGTTTGATATGTTACTCCAATCAACATTGCCCCATATGCCTGTCCACCATCCTGGTATACCAGTTAAGTCTAATGCACCTGAATCCTGTGCTACAATGTGTGTGTAAATATCATCATCATATTCTAATAACACCATTTTTACACTTAACATTCCATCTTCTGCTTCTTGTTCGCTTACACGCATAACACGGAATAACTTGTCTGTGAATCCATATGTTGCATTAGTTAACTTAATTATATCACCTACATCTGACTGTATTGCGGCATAGTCTGCATCTAACTGTACTACTAGATCCTTTCTACTTTGTCTTAAATCAATTTGTGCTAAGTTAGTTACTCGTGGCACATCGTTACAGATAGGATATCTTGTAACTAATTTGTTTGTGGGTTCATTTGGATTCAGTTCACCACTCGGTGTGCTAATAAACACTGTGCTTGTTTGATCTCGTTCTGCTCCATCTGGGAACTCTGCTTCAATTGCATTGTATTGTGCATATAACTCTGTTGATGTTACATCAATTGCACCTATAACATTGTCATCATCCAATACATAAGCGGCACTCTTTTCTGCTGTGGTTGCTTCTCTGTTTGGTACAACTTCGAACTTACCTATTTTGGGATTATAAGTAAAGAATGTGCTACATGCTTGACATATCATATCAATGTTGGTGAACACATCTGAATATGTGCCTAACATACCATTGATTGCCCATCTATTGTGTGATAATGTTGTGCCTACACTGTTTTGGTATTCTACTTGTTCTGTTGCGTATGTTGTTAGTTCTGCTATACTAGTAGTGTCTACTTCTGCTGTGGTAAGTCCTGCTCCATATCTACTGTTTAATAAGAAGTCACTGAGTACTGCACCTGGTTCAGAGAGACTGTTTGTTATTTCTGTTGTGTATTGTCCTAAGCCTGTTAATCCTTCTTCAGCATCATAGTCTATTTGGAATACAACATACACCAAGCCTTCGTAACTTGTACTTGCGTTAATAGTGCTTAACATAGTGGTTGCGGCAACTTTGTTTGTTGTTGGGAATATTTGATTTGTAGAGGCAGTACCACCTGCGTATGCTCTCACACGCATTTTACCATTGACTTTGTTTGCTGATGTACCATTAGCATCTGTTACTGATGTTACTATATGACTACTTGCGCCAACACCAAAGTTCAACTTCTGATCACCTCTGTATTGATCACCTAGGAAGTATGTGCCCGAATCTGTTTTCTCACCCAACACTATAACATAAGTCATTGTATCGTTTTGATTACTGATACCAGCATCTACAATTAGTCCACCTGTTAAGTTCTTACCATAGAACACAGGCACTTTGTTGTCTGTGCTTGGTGCTACCTGTACTTTAACACCTGGATCTTTTGCACTAGCCACATTAGGTGGTTTGAACACACCTAATACCTTTGCTGTACCCATTGCTAAACCACCTGCAATCACTGAGGTAACTAATCCACCTACTGTTAATGTGCCGAATATTGTGGTTGCTGCAAGTCCTGCAGATAATATTGCACCTGTAATTGCACTTGCTATTGCTGTAAAGACTGCCATATGTTATCCTTCGTAAATATAATTCTTTTCAATTGAACGCCAACCTCTTTTTTCTAAATCAAAGTCTGGTGACTGTTCCATGTTTGTCAATGTGAAGCCTTGTATTTCACCTGCTTCTTGTAATGCTTTTCCGAACTTGATATATCTTAATAATAATTTATATCCTGCACTAGTCATTCTATGTTCTTCATCTACCCACCATGCTACTTCACGCAATGTTTTAATCTCTGGTAACCATGGGTCTGGTGATATATCACCTATAAGCATACCTATTGTTTTTTCTTCATGTTCTGCAAGTAGTATACATCCACCTGCCATAAATTTGCATAATAACCTTCTTACCCAAGTGTCATTATACTGTGGATTGTGATGTGCTTCATATGGGCTACTGTTTGCGAAGTCTATCATCATTTCCATTATTCTATCAAAGTCTTGTATTGTTGCTTTTCTTATCTTCATATCTTCAAACCTTTATATCTTTATCTCATGTTAATATTGATATTATCAAATGGGTTGCGGCCTCCGCCTCGTCCGCCTCCGCCGCCGTAACCACCGCCTCCGGAGTACTCTTTACCAAAGTCAAATTGTGTG